GACATCCCCCGGCCCTTGATAGGTCGCCACCCCTCCCGGCGCCCCCTTCCCCGCCCCCGTCAACGGGACTTGCGCGCAGGCGCTCCAGCTAACCAGCAGCGCGAAGAGGAGGGATGTGATGCGGAGCATGGTCGAGGACCTATTGTTGAACATAGGTGACATTGCCAGCGATCAAGGACGTGCCGGACTGCAACAGACATAGCGCGGATGCCGCCGTGGTGACGCCGACCGATCCATTGCCGCTGCCCTGGGTAAAGCCGCCATTGGCCGCCAGAGACATGCCGCTGGCCGCCGTCGTCGAGCCCCAGATCGCATGCTGGGCCGATGCGCAGGCGCCGCCCGTTCCATCGATGAAACTCAACTTGATGGCCGTATCCGTGATGGCCGAAATCGAGCAGACGTAAATCACGGTCGATCCGGACAAGGGGATGAGGGAGACTGGGCCGCCGGATGTCGTCGAGAACGGCGCGTTGAGTTTGATTTTGGAATTGCAGGGGTCGTCGCTGACATAGCCGATGCGGGCGGTGCCGGATGGAACTGATGCTGCGATTAAAGTAGCGAGATTATTCCCGGGAATTACATCGATAGGGAGTGCCCCAGTCCCGGCGACCGTTGCGTTGATGTTCGTTCCACCGACCTGGGTGACATTGGTTGCACCCCCAGATCCGCCACCGCCGCCTCCGGATCCCGTTGGCAACCCGGAGCCGCCGACCATATTCACCGTGGTCGTCGACGTCGAGGTGATGCAGGTCAATTGAGTATTGGCGCCGACTGTGAACGCAAACCATGAGTTGGGCGGAATCAACTGATCGGAAGTCGTGGCCGATGCGCCGAGTTTGCAATAGGCGCCATTCGTGGCACCGACATTGCTTGCGATGACTACGGCCCCGGTCGGAAGCGTTCCCATGACGCCGCCCGTCGTGACGCTGATCGGCGTGCCGGTTGATTGGATGGTTGGAAAGCCCGTGATGGACGCTGATACCGTCGCATTGACGCAGAGCTTGAGCGTGGAATCGACGGTCAGATAAGCGAGGCTGTCAGTAGCGCTTTTCCCCGTACCGCAACCGCTCGGTAATAGAACAGGAGAACCCTGAGCATGAACCTGTCCGATCATGCCAGCAAAGCAAAGCAGCGCTGCCGCAATTAATTTGCGAAGCATGGTGATGTCTCCTTTGAGGAAAGTTTTAGAATATGGGGACAACTGCCAGATGCGATGGCAGCGCTACCGGTTCGGTTATTTCTCAGTCTTGATGCGGCGCCACGCGGCCGGGGTGACCGTTCAGTGCTACGGCCAAGGCAGCGGCGAGGTGATTCAAACCTAAGTCATGCTGCCCGGCAGAAAGCAGCGAATCTGGTTCAGATGCCCATCCCGCCGATACGGCCAGACCATGGTCGTTCCGGCGCGGTTCGGACCATCGACCACGGCGCTCTCGGGCACGTCGACCCATTCGCCCTCTAGCCGGACGCGGTAATGGCCGTCCTTGGTTTCCCAATCGACGTCGTCGAGCCGTAGCGCATCGGAGCCATCGCAGCAGGGCGATTTCACCTTGCTCGAAAGACCCATGAACCAGCCGTCGAGTTCGGGACGGGCGACGTCGTGGGCGCGGGCCGCATGCCAGGCGAACATGCTGGCTACAACTGCGAAGACGATGATCAGGAAGCGGCGGATCGTGCGTGGACTGTCGTGTTCGATCTTACTCATCGGAGTATTCGCGATCTATGCCGCGGGTGCCTTTGATGAATCCTTGGCCACGCCGCAACTCATCGTACCACTTCATCAGAAGGCCGATTTGCACTTCCTGGACTGCGACTTTGCCGAGCGTCTGACTGAAGGCCTTGAACTCGGTTTTCATTTCAGTGAGTTCTTTGGTCAAGGCCTCGAGCGTGAGGCTCATTCCCGTTTCGTGGCCGCCGCGGCGATAGAGAAAGGCTGCTGCAACCGCCAGCGCGCCGCCGACTGTTAGAAGGTCGCCGAGTTTAATCGTCCATTCGAATGTCGGTATCATTCCATCTCTTTCTAGAGGTAAACCAAAGCCGCCGCCTCATAGGATTTACTCTAGAAAACTGCGGCGCCGTTTTTGGTTCGGCACCGCGAATTGCTTGTGAAGTCAGAAATGATAGCTGAACCCGAACGTCCCGCGGTTCTCCGTGCTGACGATCGCCGGAACGCCGGGAATGGCGGATACGTTGGTCGCGCCATACTGTGCATTGAGGTAGTCGACGTCGATCGTGAACCGGCTGTTCGGCACGAAGAAATGAGCCGCCGCGCCCGCGCAGTAGCCTGTCAGCGCGCCGTTCTGGCAGGCGCCGATCAGGACCGTCGGGACCGCAGTCGAGATCGGGCCGGGCAAGATGATTGGCGCAATATTGAACATCGTCGCCAGGTTGCCGCCGAACTCGACGCCTTCGAAGGCGAAGAACTTGTTCGATTGCGTGAGCGTCAGTCCGCCGATGTTCGGGTTCTGCTGGCCGACGGCGTAGTCGCCTTTGGCCTTCACTCCGAGCCAATAGGTGCCGTTGTAGAACTGATATCCGCCGTTGATGCCCATGTACGTGCCATTGGCGCTGAGACTCGCCAGGTTGATCACGTTGACGCCGGAACCGGAGCCGGATAGCTCGGCGCCCAGGAAGAAGCCGGAACAGCCGGTGGCGTCGCATGGGGCTTTCAGCGGGGCAAACGCCGGTGCCTTGATGATCGGGGCGGCGTTCATATCGGCAGCATAGGCGGCCGAGATCATTCCAAGGCCTGCCATGAAGGCAAGCAGTATCGTTCGCAGTTTCATTTGCGTGTACTCCTGAGTTGAGATTTTGGAAGGTTTGTGGACAATGACCGGGATCGCGCGCGGCGACACCGGTCAGGTTATCTGCTAGCGGAGGGCTTCGTTGAAAGGAGCCCGGCCGGACAGCGCATTCTTCAGGGCATAGCCTTCCAGCGCCCAGATCTGCTTGCGAGCGTCCTCACGGGCGATCTTGCCGCCGAGTTCGAGATCGTAGTTCTCGGGGCTTGCGCACGCGCTCTTGCCGACGAGGGTGAAGCCGTTCTTGAGCGTCAGCACGCAGATCGTGAGGCACTTCAGCGCTTCCGAATGCGGCTGGTTGAACAACTCTGATGCACGGCCCCACGCCTCGGAGGCGATCTGCGTGTCGATCAGTTCCGGCGTCAGGCGCGGTGCGGTCTTTCCTTTGCGAACAATCTCTTCCTCGATCGCAGTTTCGTCTTTGGTGGTCATCGGTTCTTCCTATGCGGGATATTGCCGGAATCCGTCCGGCGCGGAATTACTATGCGCCGCTCGCCGACTTGGCGATTGCGGCAACTGCCGGCCCGGCACCAGGCGCCACATCGATCTTGCTCTGAGCGGGATCCATTGCGGCGATGGCAAGAGGCGTCTTCGCATGCGGCCCGACCGCGATGCTGGCGCCGCCATCGACCACGTTGTCCGCCTGGGTCCGAAGGCCGCCAAACATCGTCACGAGACCCCCGAGAAATCCATTACCGAGCGTCGCGAGTGCCAGGATCGCCTTAACTACGATCGGGCTCAAAAGCAGATCACCCAACTGACTTGATCCGCCAAGTAGCGTGGTGTTGAAAAGAATGATGATGCCGAACCACTGAATTGTCGTGATGTCCCTGAATGTCATCTTATTTCCTTTCTGAATGCATTTTTAAAAACTCGGAACGCTCGATCAATTTCGGCACATAGAGTTGCCGGCACCACGCTCCATCGGAATGACGCTGCACCCAGACGCAGTCTTCCTGCGACATCGGGCCGGTGAACGCGACCGGCTGTTCAACCGCAATCGGATTGAAGGCCGCGAGGAACCAAAGCAAGGTCAGGGCGCGACCGTCGCGCTGTACATCTTGCGCTGCATCTCGGCATATTCTTGCGGATGCGCGCGCCAGAAACGAAGCTGCGCCTTCTCGCTCCGGCAGACGTTCTCGACGCAGATCAGCATCGGACCGGCGCGCTTGACTTGGCAGAACATCGGCGTGTTCGGCAGCAGCGAGAGACAGACGGCGCCGGCTTTCATCACGGCGGCAAGGGACATCATGACAGGATTCCTTTCAGGCTAGCCCGAAGGCATGTTTCCAGAGCTTGATCGATGCCTGCCGCTGTTTTAGCCCGATCAGTCCACCGTTGAGATGGCGCGTCTCATTGATCTCATCATCACGCTCTGCATAAATCAGGCATTTACAGATCACGACAAAATCGACGATGCCGCATTCGAGGAAGTGTTCCGGCGTGTTGATCAGTTCGGGATGATTGAGGAGATCGATTTTCATCAATTCGCCGAGTTGACCATAGGCTTCGCGGCCCGTGGTTTGCGCTGGGCCCCGACCGCGGTAATTCCAGCCGTCATCCGTGCCAGGACGATTGCCCATCCGTCCATTGTAGGCCTGATCGGCGATCAGTTGCGGCTGGTGCTGCTTGGCGATGGCCTGTGCCATGGTGAAGTGGCTCGGCCATTGCGAATGCAGCGTCGCGGCGCGATAGTTCAGGTTTTCTTCGACCTCGATCCCGCCCCCGCATTCCTCCGTAAACTCGCCCATCATGTTGGCGACCCCCATGGGGGTCTTGAAACTGTATTTCGCAAACAGCGCCGGAGCCTGAGCGGTCATCGCGGCGCGCAATCCGGGAATTCTGTCGTCCCCATGGGGCCACAGCATCATCAGGGCGGATGCGAATTTCGGCGCAACGGCGTTCGCGCCTTCCAGCGCGAGAATATTGGTCATCGGAAATACTCCGGTACGGGGCAACCAATGGTTGCTCCCGAGGAGGTTGTGAATTAGAATTGAATGCTGGAGGGACTACGCCAGATATTCGGAGGGTAATTTATGATTTACGCGATCACGGCGGCCGCTGCCGTCATTATTATTGGACTCATTGTCTCGACATCGGCCTGCGCCAAGCACCGATGTGATCTCTCCGAACAGGAGATGGCGGCGCTTCGCAACTATCGCGTCGAATATAGTTATTGGTCGGTTAAACCAGCTCATTTTCACATCGCGGAAACAGACCGCTAGGTGTGATAGTGACAACTGCCAAATACTGTCCCGGCAGTTCCAAACTGAGCGGCAGTGATGTTTGCGGATGTCGTTGAGCTTCCTTGAAACAAACCTATCTGGCTTGAATTTGGGTTGATCACGGCTCCGACGAAGACATTTGCCGCCGTGAGCCCGGTTACCGTATAAAAACCAATCGAGCAGCTTGCAAAATCATTTGCCGCATTTGCCGAACTCACCGGAAGTCCGGAGATTGAGACATTTCCGGTCGGGCTTCCAGTCCAGCCCGAAAGGGTGATGGAAAACCTCGCAGTGACCTGCCGACCAATCTGTTCGTAAGAGCCGACCTGAAACGTATAGGCCGGAGTTCCTACCGTGGCGCTCGTCGTAATCGCCGGTGTCCATGATCCCGCGGTGTAGGTGGGGAAACCGCCGGCACCGTTGGCGGCGATAGCCAGCGCCGTTTGGACACCTGCGCCTGAACCACTCAACCCTGTTGCGATCGGCAATCCCGTTGCATTCGCCAATATGGCCGATGATGGCGTTCCAAGTGCTGGCGTTATAAGCGTTGGCGAAGTCGCGCGGACATAGGCTCCCGTACCGGTCGGTGCAGTGCCATTGTTGAGCAGCGAACCACCGGTGAGATTGAGATTGCCGGCGGCCGGCGCCGAGGTTGAATTGCCGATGACCCAACCGCCCGCCTGGCTTATCCAGCCCCGGCATGTCGTATTGGTCTGGTCATATAGGAAAAAGACTGTCGTACCAGCACCGGGACCGCAAGCGCCATCGGCGTCGAGTCCGAATATCCATTGATAGGTGCCATTTTGCCATGCCGAATAGGCATTGCTGTTCACACCGGATGAAAGGGTCGAGATGATAGCGGTACCGCTTCCGCCTGAAAATGATTGATTCCCGGTCCAGATATTGGCATGAGCCAGATTCAGACTTGCAATTACATTTCCACTGGTCGGCGATATTGTCAGCGTGCCATCGCTGTTGACGATCGAAAACACCGGCGCCGTGCCATTGATGAAAACGCTGGTCGCATTCAGCGATCCCGGACCTTTGTCACCTCCGGTTGGGGATCCGATGACGACGCCGCCGTCATTGTTGAACTTGACGATCGAGGCCATCATCGTCGAATTGTCGGGTGTGGTCGCGATATCGCAGTAGGTGCCGGCCGCACTTCCCGAAGCCCAGGTCTGATCGGCGAAACATCGGAATGCGGCGAACGGACCGACATTGGCCAATCCATTATAGCCGAACGCATTCAGGCTGACGATTTCCGAAGTGCTGGTCAGCGTGGTCGGGCTGCTGACCGTGCCGTTCGCGCGCACGCCTGAGAAATGCGAGCTCGCGTCGAAGGAATCAATCTCAAATCGCCCGGCTAATGTTGCAGGCGCGCTTCCCTGTAGCAGCGTTCCGCTCTGCGGCGTCGGTAGCGAGACTCCATTGAGATTGATTCCCTGATAGGCCGAAAAGATATTGGTCGTCAGCAGGAACGGGATCGACGCATTCTGGTCAAGCGTGACCTGACGCGCAACCAATGGCGTAATCGCGCCAACATGATTGTCCGCATAGGAGAGATTAATTTCGGCATTGAGCGCGGTCGGTGTCTTCTTGGTGCCGGTCTGAGCATGTGCCGAGGTGACCACGAATAAACCAGCGATCAAAAATGCAATTCGTTTCATTGCCTAATGCACCGAATTCGGCATTGAAGCTACGCCGTCCCACCAATCCCATGTCCCGCTGGTGGGAATGAGATTGTGCACATTGGATACCATACCAAAGGTCCCTTGCGACGTCAGGCGTTGCAAGCTCGGCCCTCCCATGTTTCCAACGCCGGAAACGTTCGTGTAAGCCTGTGGGCCAAACGATGAGAAGGTGTTGTCGGTGGTGGTGATGAGTGTCGAGTTTACGCTGGTCGTGGTCCATTCGATCTTCGCCATCACGCCGCCGAGCGATTTATGATAGCAACCGAGCGAGATGGCCTCGAGATCGAGATCGGTCCAGCCCCATAGCGTGCCGATCGGATTGTTGAACTGCAGGATCAACGGCGTCAGCAGGGGCGGATTGCAATGTCCTTGCGCAGCAATATACTCATCCGAGTTCTGATGTAACTGACCTTGCACGATGGATGGTATGAATGCGCATGTAGGCAATGCCCAATAGATCACATCACCATTATTTCCCAGCTTGTTAAGACTGACTGAAACCGAGGTTGCACCTGCAGTGATTGTGCGTGTCACCGGCTCGAATTGATAGCCGCCAAATGCCACACCGGTGCCGACCGAACTACTGGTCGTCCCCGAGCTATCGGTAATCGATATGCTCCAGGTATTAGCGCCGCCCTGCACGGTCTGGTTGGCCGCCACGCCGCATGAGATCGCAATACCTTGGAAGCGACCGACCTGATTGGCCGGTACGGTCCAAGTGAGAGATTCCGTTCCCGCCGCCCCTCCCCTGGTTCCCAAAACCCGGATTGCGCCAGGATAGCTGTGAGCGGAGAAATCATCGGGAAAGGATGTCAAGCTGGTCGTAATCGACCAGCCATCCGGTCCGATATTCAGGCCGCCGCTCGTCCTGGCGATGGGGTAAAGCACTGCAGCGGTGCTGACGGTGGGAGATACTCCTATAAAATATCCTTGCACAGTGATCGAAGTATTCGGGACAACAGTAATGACGCGAGCGCCCATGATATAGCAACTATTCGCCGTGCCGCCAGAACCCGGGGAGCAGCCACCCGCACTACCAAAGGTAGCTGTGCAGGCCACCGTGCCTGCATTGCAGCTAATATAGCCGCCTCCGGAGAAACCCCAGAACGCATCATAGGCGGCAGTCGTGAATGACGCCGAGGTCGCCACGGCGATGATGTCACCTACTTTGATCTGCTGTGTGTTTGCGCAGATGAAAGTAGGACTGGCGTTCGTAGTGCTGAATGACGCACAACTCGCCGGGGTTTGCGGGCCCGTGCCGGTAGCATTCTGTTTGACGTTTAGCACGTCGCCAGTGATCATCTGCCATTGCACATTCGGCAGAAGATTATCGACACTACCGACGCCGGGACCCGCATTTGTTGATGTGCCACATGACCATGCATCGGTCGATTGCGCATAGTTGACATGCTGGCCGAGACTATCAAGGCAGTTTGGGACAACCGACCAAATCGGTGTACCCGCAACATCAATCGGGGTCGCATGCGCGGCCGGACTTGCCGCGATCTGTGCTACACTGGCGGATCCGGCTAGATTGGAAAAATTAATCTGGGTGCAGACTGGGGACCCTGTCCCGGTCGTAATCGTTTGAATCCATAGATTGGATGCACATGCGACCGCGAAGATGCCACCAAGCCCACCGTTCGTCGCCGGCGGAATATTCGCGCTCGGGATGACCGAGGTAACCGGCAAATAGGCGCTGGTGATTTCGGTGGTGACGAACCGCAGATCGAACGGCGTGATCCGGTTCTGATCGTTATCCGGAAACAGCGTATTGATATCCGTGCGAATTTGCGCGGGCGTCTTTTGCGCATATGCCGGCCATGCCATCAGGCACAGCAAAGCGATCGCCACTCGGATGTGATGCAGAATCATGCGCTCAATTCATTTCGAAGGGTTTCAGCCGCGATATTGCGCCGACAGCAGCATGAAATTTTGCGTGCCGTTCCACGTGGACACTGTAGCGCCTAAGCCATTCTCAAGTGCTGTGATGACATTGATGCCGATCGCCGGCGCGGCTTTATAACTGCCAGCAATTGAATTATTGAAAGTATTGCCGGCTGTGCCGGCTCCATTGGAGAAAACAGTAATGCCATTTTTTCCGCTGAGCACCGTCGTCGAATTATAACCTATGCCGACTTGGCCGGCCGCTGTCTGGCTATTGCCTATACTGCCCCCGACAAAAGCCGTTGTATTGAGATCGAACGGTTCTTCCGATAGGCCGGTAAAAATCGTGATGCTATTGGCTGAATTGCCATTGGCCGCCCGCACCGTATTCGGAGTATAGGACCATGTCGCCGTATTATCGCCGCCGATCATCGTGATCTGCTGGCGGTTATAAAAATTCCAGACTCCCCACTTCCGACTTTGGCCGTAGGTCTTGTAGGCCGAGACCTGACCCGCGCTGGCATCGATCGAGAGGGACCCGACCATCGTGCACTGGTTGGCCGGGATCGTGTAGGACGACAGCCCATTGTAGGCGATGTAGGAATTGGCATTCACCCAGATGCCCTGCAGGCGAATGATCTGCGCCGAGCCCGCGCCACTGCCACGCGAACCGGATCCGGCCGAAACATTCGACCAGGAGGGTCCGGCAACCAGCGTCGGAACGCCGTTGTTGGAGAACACGCATTCGTCCTGAATCGTGTTCGAGGTCGAGCCCGACGCGGTCAACGTCGTCGTCAACTCGCTGAAGGTGGTATTGACAAAGGCCGAGCCATTGAAGATCGGAATCTGATTACCGACGAACGGCGAGTAATAGACTGTGACCGCGCCGACCACGTCGCCGGTCTGGATCACGTCGCCGGAGGCCTGCCCGATCAGATTGAGATAGCCCTGCGGCGGCACCAGCGACCCGGACGAGGTCGATCCGCCGCCCGAGGCGGCCGGGTTGACCAGATGGAATTGAACGTTCGTAGCATCATAGGTGATCATCGGCGTATTGGCCGGGCCGATCTCCCCGCCGGTCAGCGGTGCCGGGCCGGTCGGGGTATCCTTGATGAGCGCGATCGCGGCGCCGCCCGAAACCGCCACCGTGACAGGTCCATTATTCGCCACAGCGGCCAAGAACTGGATCACCGTGCCATCTTGATGCGAGAATGCGCTATCGGTGACCGCAATCGCGTTCGGTGTGCCGGTAGCCAGCGCCGCCCAGAACACGCCGGTCGGGCCTGTGGAGGCCGTCAGCTTCGAATAGACGGTATTTCCGAGGCTATCCTGGACCACCATCAGGTAGATACCGTTACCGTAGATGACGGCGCAGCCATTCTGATCTAACGGAACCGGGTTCTGATTATTCGTGGTTTCAGCGGCATCCTGCCAGGTCTGCTTAAAGGTCTGGGTGTTCGGAATGAAGAAGCTGACCGACCCGCCGGCCAGCGATGAATTGATGGAAGTACTTGCAACAGCTACGGAAAATCCGCTTCCCGTGCCTCCGATATTGGCCGCCGCGGCGCTCAGGACGTCGCCGACGACATATTGAATGCCGGGATTCAGGACCGTGACCTGGGTGACAATCCCGCCCGAAACCGTTATATTTGCGGTCGCCTGTGAACCTGAACCGCCGGTCAGGGACACACCACCATAGGCGCCATTTGTGTAAGCCGATCCGCCCGTGATGGTCCCGAGCGTGCCGAGCATCCCGTTGATGCCGGTCTGGGCTTGAAAGCAGGTCATCCCGGGCGGCAAAATTGTTGCCTGGGCGAGGACCTGCACGCAGGACAAAACGACCGCGCAAGCGGCGATGAGGAAGGTTTTGAATTTCATGGATCGCCTATGAGCCGAATTTCGCGACGCGGCGTCTGGTTCGCCGGCATCCTGCTGCTCTTGTTCTGGAGTCTTGCTTCGCATCCCAACTGGGTCGAGACGGCATCAGCGCCCGCCGGAATGATCGTCTATCTCGCGTTCGTCTATCGCTGGCTGTTCCCCGAGAAGATCACCATGCGCGGAATATGGTTCAGCGCAACGCTTTTCATTTGCTGGTATTTTGCGTTTTATACCGAATGGACCAACAACAACTGGGCGCTCGCCGGCATGATCGTATTTCTGTTTTTCTTCCACGGCCTATTGTGGCCGGAGGAAATTGCCGCCCTGGAGCGTCGCCGGCAGCGTGGAACGGTAGAGATAATTTCCGAGTGCAGTTTCCGTCGGGTTTCCGAGCGACCGATTGATCAGCCGCTCCGTCAGCGCATTGCTGCGCAACCCAGCGCCGGCGCCCCGCGCCAATAACGCGCTGCCGAGCGTCGCTCCGACGCCCATTGCCGCCGCACTCATCGGCACCTCGCCGGACAGAATCCCAGCGCCCGCCGTACCCGCCCCGCCGAGCAGATGCATCAGCATGCCGCGCTCGGCCGTCCCGGAGCTCGGCGGTTCCTTCATGAAACGCTGGCCGATGTCCGATAGCGTCTTGAGGTCCCCACCACCGCCATAGGCCGAGCCATGCGTGCCCTTGAACGAAGTGTTGACCCTCCCCTGCAGCAGGGCTGGGCTGATATCCCCGGTCGGCGCTTTCGCCACCAGTGGCTCGACCGTGCGCAGATTGCGCCATTGCTGACGCGCCTGCCGCAGATCACCGATCACATCCGGCGCCGCCGAACGCTCCATTGCCCCGTCAAGCGCATCGCGGATATCGCGCGCGGAGTTACGGATGTTCGGATTCTGCGATTGCATCGCCCGATCCAGCGGCGTGCCGCGGCGGGTCAGATTCTGATAGATTTCGCCCGTGATCGTGTTGGTATGCGGGTCGACCAGCCCTGCAATGTTTTGTACTTGGCGGATCAGCGGTTCGACTTCGCCCGGCGTCATGGTCGCCTGCGCGTCATGAATGGTCTGGCGAAGCTCGACCGCGAGTTGCGGATCGGCATGGATCACCGGCGTCCGCGCAGCAACGCCCTCAAACACATTTCCGATCCGATCGCGGGCCTGCCCCATGACCTGAGGCGTGATGCGCTCGGCATTCTCGCCGAACGTATTGGCGACCGCCCGATTGAAGCCGGTCTGCATTTCCTCTCGATGGGGACCACCGCCGCTGCCCGGGATCTTGTTGAGGACCGAATTGAGAAACCGCACGGTCGGATTCGACGAAACTTCGCCGGTGCCGACCGGGATATTGAACTGATTCCGCGCGGTCGCGGCGAGATTCGCCGTCTCCGGACTGACGCGACCGACAAGGGCATTTGCCGCCCCACCAGTCGCTCTCAATGCGACTGGGAGCGCCGCGGTCGCGGCCATACCCATCAAGGGATCGCCGGTCTCATCGGTCACCGCCTGTCCCAGCGCGCCGGTGGCACCGAGCACCGGTGCCTCCCGAATGAGCGATGATGTCAAGCCGTTGACGGGTGCCGCCGCACCTCGCACCCCAGGGCCAAGGCTTCCGACGACGGTCTGGATGCCCGTTTGCGCGAGCTTTTGGCCCTGCGTCGTCGGAACATATTCACCGGTCCGCAAGAGCAGCGTATTGGAAGCTTCCGCGCCACTCGGCAGTACATGCTCCGGATTGAGCGCGTTCTCGAGGCCAGCGAGTGCACCTGGCCGGTTTTCGGAAGCAGCCTTGCGCGCGGCCAGATCGGCTTGCACATCCTCCAGTGGCTTGCCGGTCGCAGCGCTGATGCCACGCGCCATCAGATAATCGACGACATGTCCGGTATTGCCGACTGCGCCGACCACGTCGCCCGCGCCTTTGATGGCACCGGTCGCGATATTCTTGAGCGGCCCCCAGATGCCTTCATGCTGTGAATTGGCGAGCATGCCGGGCAGACCAGTTCGCTCTACGGCCGTGGCCGGCTTTTTCTCTTCGGTCAGCACTGATGGTCCAGCGAGCCACGTCTTATCGAAATCGCTGGGATCGAGCACGCGCGTACCCGTAGCGGCCGGCATTGATGCCGCGCCCGATGTTCCCCATACGGAATCGAAATCATCGGCCATTACTTCAGTCCGCCCGGATTAATAATCCCGGCTTCATGCGCGGCCTGCACCTGCAATTTAAAGAGATCGCGCGGGCCGGGCTTGCCATCCTTGCCCTCGGAGAAGCTTTCGATCACCTTCTTACGCTGGTCCGGGCTCATCAGATCAAAGCCATAGGCGCGCGGATCATGCGCGAGCTGCCACTGGCTGGCCCATTTCGTGAACTGGTTATCGGGCAGTCCGGACTTTTCGAACTCGACGAGCTGCGCCTGCTTCATACGGCGCAAAGCGAGCGCGGATTTGGCGACATCGGTCGCGGCGGCATTCGAGATGCCCACACTCGGATTACCTGCAAAGGAAGCCGCTAGCTTGTCATTCGTCCCAGTATTGCCGTTCTGATTGACGAAATCCGTGAGATATTTCTTGGCTTCATCGAATGTCTTGATCTTGCTCGTGTCGAGACCGGGAATGCCGGCCGATTGGAGAAACGATTTGACGTGGTTGAATTCCTCGGTGCCGGGGCCGGTCCCGGTCTTGCCGAGTTTTTCGAGCGCCGGAATTGCCTGCTCGAGCGGAAACACTTCCTGCCGATAATTCAATGCCCGCTGGCGCGATGCATTGAGCGCCTCGCCGGCGCCCTGTCCGGTCGCGACCTGGGCTTCGCCCACGCCCGGCGCCAAGCCCGTTGCCATCGCGCCAGTTCTGACCGCGGTCGTTTGCGGCACGGAAACTGGCTCGCCGGCCGGGCCCGGCGGCCCCGTCACCCGCGACACCATTGCCTCCGGTGATAGCCCCATCGTCCGCAGCGTCGCGATCCCATTGCGCAGATTCTTCGGATCGCGCAGCGCTACATCCGCAACCGTATTGATCGTCGCGGCCGAGATATTCGGATGCACGGCGCGGATCGCCATCTTCATCCGATAGATATCGTCTGGTTTGGCATCGTCCGGCAGCGTCCCGAAATAGTGCGCCGCGATCTGCGTGGCATCTTCGTTCTGCTTCATCTGCGCGGATTGGTTCTGAATATTCTGCCCGGTCAGCGCCGCTTGCGGCTGCTGCGACAATGCGCCGAACTGCTCCGATTTCAATCGATAATCTTGCAATCCGCTCATCAGTCCGATCACCTTCGAAGGATCGCTGATCAGCGCATTACTGCCGGCCTGCGGCGCGACCGGCTGCGGATATAAACTGTTCATATCCGCCATTATGCCGCGCCCTTGTAGTTCGCATGCAGCGCCGCGAGGTGGCCCATGTGATCATCCGGATGGCTGATGTCTTTGGTCCCTTCGAAATGATCCGCGACCGCGCCGAAATGCGGGCTGGTCGCGCCATAATGATCGAGCAGGTTGTTTTCCGCGGATTGCGCCTGCTGCATCATGGTCTGCAACCATTTGCGCTGCTCCAATGGTTCGCTCGGCACATTGGCGAGCTGTGACACCGCCTGCGGCGCCGAGAGTATCCGCTCGGCGACCAAGTTTGTCATGCCGTCGATGATTCGAGATTTGACATCGGATTTGCCGGTCGCTGCGTCTTTCAGGATCGCCGTCAACTGGTTCTTGATCGCAGAGAAATGGCGCAGCGCCGCGACGGTCTGTTCGTGTGTTGGCGGCGGCGGCGGCGGGGCGGCACCGCCCGCTGGCGCACCAGGAGCAGCCGGCGGCCCGGCCTGCGGGGAAGCCATCTGCTGCAGGCCATTGCCAGCCGCCCCGGTCTGGTCGGGGATCGGTGGCAACCCACCATTTGAAAGCGCGTTCGGCATCAGGAGGCCTGCAACATTCCGCCGTTGACGCTGGTCGGCCCTATAGCGCCGGGAATACTGCTCCCGCTATAGAGGCCGCCACCGCCGCCGCCGTTATTGAATAACTGGTTGTAGAGCAACGCATTCGAGCCCACCCCCGCGGCGCCAGTCAGCCCCCCAGCGAGCGCATTGGCCGATCCGAGCGTCCCGGCCGCTAGCGCATTGCCCGTATTCGTCAAGGTGCCGGCCTGCGCGTTGCCGCTTGCGATCGCGCCGCCGGCGAGCGCACCCGCCGCGTTCGCGCCCATTCCCGCATAGCCCTGCAATGCGTTGACCGTATTGCCCCAGGTATTCTGCGCCAGGCCATTATTGTACTGCGAGATCGCCGCGGCGAGATTGCCACCGCCCGAGGCCCCGCCGCGCGCCGCCAGCGCATTGGTCGCTGCCATCGTGCCGTATTGCGAGGCGAACTGGAATCCTGGCGTCTGCGCCAGCAATGCGTTCTGATTGGCACCTGGCGTGATCAGCCCCTGCAAAGTCGGCAGCACGCTTTGACCGCCGCTGATGAAAGGCTGCAATGAACCCTGCGCCGTTTCGAACATCTTTTGCTGCTGCGCCAGCGCCTGCTGCTGCATGGCGACCTGCTGCGATGCCGCACTCTTCGATGCATTGGCGCCGATCGCGGCGCTGCCGATCGATCCGATCGCGCCTATTCCTCCAGCGATCAGCGCGGTGGTCGGCATGTCATTTCACCTTGATCACTTTGAAGGAGCCGTCCGTGACCATCAATAGCGCGTTGCCGATATCGATCATGAGCGGCGATTTCGAAATCAGCGCGATCAGCCCATAGCCCGCGAACTTCGCCCAGCGGTTATAGAGCACGACCGCCTTTTCCGGCTGATCGCCATAGATCATCTCGGCGCAGGCCCCGACATAGCGATCGTGACATTCCTCATCGGGATGATTTTCGTGCAGCATCTTATGGCGCGCGAATTCTTCATCTAGCCGCGTATGGAATGCTCGCCCGCTGGCGATCAGGTCATCGGATCGACGCGCCCAGTCCTCATATTTCATAGTCCAATAGGACATGTCGGCTGTGCCCGATTCCGTCGCCCACACGCCCTTGCGATCGAACTCATGCACGGCGCCGACCAGCTTGCAGAAGTTCGCGGCGGCCTTGTTGAACGCAGGCACCCGGGTCTGCAGGATCATGCAATCCGTATGCGTGAACATCCAGCGATAGGCCGCCAGCGAGGCGCGGATCGCATGCCGTCCGCGATAATTTTCCAGAAACGAGGTATGCACATCGTAGATTCCGGGCTCGGATTGCCCGAAAATGATCCCGCCGCCCTCCGTCATCAGCAGCACATTCAGCGGATTCTCGATCACCGCGCTGATATCGAGATCACCCAGTTTGAGGCCCGGCGTTCGCATCTGATCGAACACGGAGGGGTCATTCAGGATCGGATTGATCTCGGAAGCATCGAAAGAGCGGCGGATCATGATCTAGGCCGCATGCTTGATCCCGGTGGCGAAGGCCTGGTTCAATCCCGTCGGCATGCCCGCCGACCATGACAGTTCGAATACGAAATCTCGGCCCATTCCGAGGCCCCGCCAGCGCAGCATCGATCGGAAATGGCCGGCGCTGATCAAGGTCTTGACCCGGTAATTGCCGAACGTCGCGCCGCCATCCTTGGAGACCCGTAAGCCCACCTGCGGCGGTCCGATCTTGGTCTGCGGCCCGAAACCATCCGAAAATCCATCCGAGAACGCATTGGAGATTAGAGGCCCCTCGGCCGAGCCCGCCAGCATGCCGGTCTGCATGTCGGCTATGAATTCGGTGATCGTCAGATTTTTCAATTCATCGACGATATGCGGAAATGAGCGGATGCAGGAAATCGGCTGGCCGGCATCATTCATCACATTCTGATCGATCGCGTAGATCTGCCCGGTTTCCCAATCCATCCCAACATTGGTGTCGTAGGCGAAGGCGTGGAAGCACACCCGTTCGCGATTGAGGTTGCCATTATCGTCGGTCCAAGCCCGCTGGTGCCATAGCTTGGTCGCGAGATCGTAGCCCCAGGACTTGTTCGCCGACGGGAAATGAGCCACCACGAAAGTATGACCGCCCTGCTGATAGGTATAGCAGATCGCATCGGTGAGTTTCGGATAGGTCAGCCACTCGTCTTCCAATGCAAAGGTCGAGATCTTCTTGGCGCCATAGCCTTCGATCATCAGCATGATCGCGCGACCGTCCTTGTCCTGCGAGAGCCAGAACGCGTTGACATCCGTCGTGCAGATCGAATAAGGCGCGATCGTGCCATGGGGCACGAACTGCCCGAACACTTCCTCGAGCGGAAAGATCGGATCGCCGGCATCGAACCATGGCTCGGCCGTCATGGTGCCGATCGGCCAGAGCGTGCGCTGGCAGGCGATCAATGCTTGGATCGGATCGCCGAACGTGCCCTTGGAGGCCGTGTCCAGCGCATTGAACGCGACCTGCTCCGACAGCGAACAATAGAAATTGTTGGTCCCGATCTGATTGAAGAAGAAGAACGTGTCGAAGAACTGCACCCGCGTCGAACCCGTGAACAGTCCGGTCGTATCGACAATCTGCGTCATCTGGCGCGATGTCATGTTGATCTGATAACCGAGCGGCGAATTGTCGACCAGCACGATTTCGTTGCCGTTCGATTGGCCGTTGTCGTCCATCGAGACCGGCGTGAACCGGTTCTGGATCAGCCCTAGATTATTGAACTGCCAGTTCCGATCGATGTAGTAGACGTTCGGCCCGACCACGCCGTAGAGATCACCGTTCGAGACCCGGAACACGCCACGACCACGACCCTGCACCGGCGGCGCGCCGAGCGCGCGCAAGCCCGGGCGCGGGTAGTGCGTGAACGGCGATTCCGGATCGGTCTCGTCCGGGTTGTTCTCCGGCCACAGATTAACGCATCTTTGGGCATTCGCGATCAGTTCGCGCGCCACATAGGCACCGGCGCTGAGCGGGATCTTCACGTTTTGATTTCGGTGGGGGTGATGAAATAGAACGTGGCGCGCGCATTATGCGCCAGCGAAAATCCCTGATTGACGGCAAGCTGATTGATCTTGCCGCCTGGTGTTGGATAGATCAGCAGCGCGTTGGCAAGATCGTCATTGAACACGGTCTGGGTCTGCCCCGGTTGCAGCGATGACAACAGCGCGCCGGAAGCCGCCGGCACCGTATCGAATTCGTTCCAGTCGGAGTCGAGCTGTAGCGCGGTCGCCTGATTGGCGCCGGTCGCCGCCAGTCCGCTCGCGACAGTCGCGGCCGAGAGCGATGCGGTCGCCGCATTCAGCAGATTGAGCAGGAACTGATAGCCGTCGAAACTCAGCGCATAATCGGTCGCGCTCGGATTCTTCGGATCAGGCGCCTTGACGAAGGGCGATTGCGGCGGCGGAAGGTTGCGGCCGGAGAATCCGACGACCGATCCCATCACCCGATATCTTTCGGATCTTCCCAGACCAGTGACAGATGCCGCTGCGAGGCCTCGCCCAGCGCTTCGATCGCGCTTGCGTGCTCATTCCTCGCCGCGTTGTCGCGCCGCGGCTTCAGCGACGTGTAGAACTTATCGCCATCCTTCCAGCCATAGACGCAATCACGCGTCTTGCGCAGATGCGAGTTAGGATTGATCGGCATGGTGGACCGGTGCTTTCGGGAGCGGTGGAAACCACAGGATCACGGCCTTGCGCCGCGCCCGCCGGACCGAGGCCAGTGCCTCTTCCGGATTCTCGAAGGCGATCGCCGGTCTTATCGGGGAGTCCGGCGGATAGCGGCTGACGAGAAAGCCGCGGCGCGGGTCATGCCAGCCGTAGAATTGATGGGCTTGGGGCTGGCGCATCACGAGCGCTTCGTCACACCCCATGCTTGGGCCGATCCAGTTGCTACCTTTCGACAAATCGCTCCTTCGCCAATCGAATGATTAACGGAGGCTATTTGCGTTCCATTTTCATCAAGCAATTCATAACCATCAATGCCTTGACCATAAATCTCAACGATATCGCCGATATTAAACGATGATGATAATTGAAACACCACCTGCGCCTGTTGAGACGGCGTATAGGGCAACACGGATGCTAATACGATGAGCACATCCGTAGTAGCGGACGGGGATATCATTGCTGGAGATGCATTGGATCCACCGTTTAGCGAGATAATCTCGAACTTGGCCTTTGTTACGATCTCGGTAATCGGGCCATCAATAGTAAATGTCGTCATTGCTCAAACTCCCTTACGAAGCGCTCCAGACACCAGCCTTCACGCAGGCGAAGGCGATCTGGACATGGGTCGCGAGCCCACTCGGAAGCGTCGTATTATTATTGATCGTATCCTGTGCTGCTGTAGCCGGATTGTTGGCGACTGCGGGATAAACGGTCAGCGTCTGCGCTCCATTGTTGTAGAGAATGATCTGCGTTCCTGGGACGCATGTGGGCAGGTTGACGCCGGTGCTCGCTGCGACCGTATCGGCCTCCAGAAGATAGACGCCCGCAGGCAATGGAGTCGCCGTGGCTTGCGTCGTGCCGGCCGCCGTGATGCCGTACTGATAGGCATAGTTCTGGCCTCCAGCCAATCCTAACAGCCACGTCCCATCCGGCGTCTGAAAGCCATTGACCGGCGGATTGCCGGTCACTGCGAATGCTGCGCCGACGGCCGCCGCGATCAATGCGCCGGCCAGCATATTGAGAATGGTCTTGAACATTGCAGGTCTCCGAGAGGTTGTTATGTTATTAAATGCAATTACGGCGTGTCACTGCGATAGTTATAATTCGATCTGCCATTGTTGATCAGTTCGCGCGGCATCCTAAGCGTCGGAATCTGTGCATTGGCTTTGCGGATGATGTTCTTGCCCTGCGCCGCGAGGATATTCAGATCGCGATCGGCCGGCATCTGGAAGGCCACCTTATATCGACGCGCGAGGCACCATTCCAATGCCGAGATGTACTCCGGCGGAAAGCGCACCATATCCTGCAGATTCGGAAATTGCTGCAGCGTCTGCTTGCATAGGATATGGATTTCGTAGATCGAGGCCTGCGGCACCGGCCAGGGATATACTTTGCCGATCGGAAATCCGGGATCATAGAACAGCGCCGTCGAGAACGTCCCCAACGTCTTCAGCCGGATCGCCGCGTAATCCTCATAGGCATCGATTACCTCAAGCGGCCAATCAAATGGCTGCGTTCCGGCGTTCGGCGCTGGGGAACCATTATTCGACAATTGCCGCAGGAAGGCGAACTCCAGCCGATCCGGCCGCGGGTTGATGTTGAAGTTCTGTCCTGCGCCAACCGTATAGAACTGCGCGCCGGTCGAGGCGAAGCCATAATCCACCAACTGAAAGACCATGTAGCGTTCATGTTGCCATTGCGCGATCATGCGGTTGGCGATCGTGAATGCCTTATTGAGAATCGGCTCATCGACACTTTCGTCGATGCCGATGACCCCCGCCGTAATCAGCGCGTCAATCAGAAGGTCCTGGACCTTCGTTGGCGGCGGTAGCTGCTGGGCGGGGGCATTGGGCATCGGTTATAGGCCGAGTTCTTTCTTGATCCGATCGTTTGACCAGCGCTTGTCGATCTTGATGTTATTCTTTTCGGCAAACTCGATCATCGCCGCGCGCTCGATATCGTCGCTTGCACTCGACGTCGATGCGAGCAGATCCGATGCCGGATCGATCATATCGTCCTGCGGAGATGATGTCGGCGCTGCTGTCGCCGCTGGCTGATTCTGCGGCATCGCCGCCATTACTGCTGCGACGACCGCCGCGATCGCGGTCGCATCGATCCCGCCCGACGATCCCGTCGCCTTGACCGCGAGCGCCTGCGCCACGACTTCGGCGAGCCGCTGCGTCTCGCTCTTCACCGGGAGCGACTTGCCGGTCATGTCGATGCGCGGTTTGTTCGGGGTTGGCGACCAACCGGGACCCAGCAGCATGACCTGACGCTTGCAACCATCTTCATCGAGCGAACCGTCACGATTGCGCATATCGATCAGTTTCGGCTCAAACTCCGGGTGGTAGACCCACGCCGGAAAGGCGCGATAGCGATAGGGCCGGAAATACTGGCCGTAATGCTTGTGCTTCTTGAAGGCCGCGTAATCCGGGATATGTGGCGGCTCAATATCCGGCTGCCATTCATCCTCGGAATAGTTCGGGGTATTCGCCCATGCGCCGGGCGTCCAATTGTTCGCGGATTGCCCTTCGAGAATCGCCTCGTTGTCGCCGACGTAACCCATGCAATATCCTTTCTGGAAAATTGAGATGCGATCAGATGATCGCATCATCCGTGTGAGAGGTTTCCACCTCCGGAGCCTTCATCGGCGCATGCAATGGCAGATCGCCGCGTGGCGACAATTCGGCGAGGCTTTCGACCCAGCCCGATCCGAGCTTCGCGGCCTCTTCATCGCTCCGGACATGCGCCCAGACCGCGTCGTGGCGCTTATCATAGACGCTGGCCTCGATATCCTTCTCGGCGTGATGGGTGCGTGAGAAGAGCATCTTGGGATATTCGTTGCTGTCGGCCTCGATGCCGGCGTGGTGCAGCGCCTGGCCGACCTGGTGCAGGTTGAATGGGATCGGCTCGACGCCGAGCTCGGCCGCAACGTCTTCGATAAACTTGACGTGGTGACGATCTTCGGGCGGCATCGATTCGAGATGGAAGGTTTCGCGAATGGCGTCGGCAGCTTCTTTCGAATTCATGGGAATACTCCATGTGTTTCAGGTAAGAGGACGGCGAGGCACCATTTGATGCCTCGCCGAGACAAATGTCAGAGCGAATCGAGCGTAGCGACCCCCCATTCCCCACGAGGCCAGAATAGCCCGAACAATGCATCGACACGATCTACAGGTTGATCAGTACCTGCTTCGTATACCACGATGGATCGCAACGAACAGCGATCGAACTCGTGCCGCGCCGCTTCCACCACACCTTTGCCGTTCGGCGGCATCCAGAGCGGCGCAATCACGAGCGACACCGCATCGCGCTGGAATGCCAGCGACTGCCGATAGGTGACCGACGCGTTGGCGAACGGTGTGACGACCGCGTTATTGGCGGGCGAAGCCGTCACCGTCATGTAGGCCTGCGCGGTATAGGGCAGACCCGCATACGGCACCTGCGAAGCCGGCGGAATCAATGCCGGATAGATCGGGATCGAGGTCGCACCTGCCGGAACATTCGCCGTAACCGTGAACTGCCGAGTCGTTCCGGTCGAGGCAAAAGTCGTGCGATTGACGGCGTTGACGCCAGCAACCGAGATGATATCGCCCTGGTTGAGCGTGCCGACCAGCGCCGTGATCGTCAGCGCGGTGCCGGTTTGGTTGGCGCCGTTGATGGTCGCGGTCGTGGCCGAGCCCGTGGTGTGTTTGATCACGGTCTGATCGCGGGCCATGTCGAAACCAAGCGCGTTCTTCATCGCGCCGCGCCTGAACTGTCCCGAGATTTCGGTCGCCGGATTGAACTGGCCGGCCAGCGAAGATACTAGCTTGGCATCGGTGTGCGGATCGTTGATGAGCTTGCGCGCATCCATCGTACCGAGATCTGGCGCCGAATTGTCGTCGAGCAACGCGCCGGCGTTCAGCACCGGAGTCTGGTTAATCGCCAGGATATTGTTATTGGCGTCGACATTGGCCGCC